GGCGGCTGTTCAATCATTATCATTCTTTACTAGATTCTTTGAGACAAAGAATATAGTTGAGGAACTCCCCGCCCCGGTACCGTATATAACGGCCGGAACTACCATCTAGAAACTAGATGGTGCCAACCCCGATTTTGATGCTGACGAATCGGGGACGCCCAGAACGTCGTAAATGCTCCAAATCCGAGTCCGCACTCGGAACACTCCTCTTCTCAAGAGAAGTGAGGCATTTACGCAGGGCCGCCCAATCGGATATCTCATTTAGAGGGATCCTATTGGACACCACCCAACCCCTCTGAAGGGGTTGTTGGTAGTCGGCATGAACCAAATCACACGTAATGAGACTTGGATCATGCGTGTGGCGACCCAATACAGGAGAGCCTTCGGAAACATAGGGAAATCTTCCGAGTATTCGGAGGATAGCCTTATCGATTTCCACCAATGCGGAGTCGTAACCCCTCTGAAAGAGGTTGTTACGAAAAGCCACAAAGGAAAGGATCTCCTGTACGTCCTTCCGCGACTGGGGAATCTTCCTGTTTAGGTAGGCCGGTTTAACCGGCATACCTTCATAGAAATCCCCACCACAAGACTCTCTGAAGTTTCCTGCAGAGAAGGACTTGTGTCGGTTAACTACAAAGCCATGGCGATGTAGGTTATCGGTCACGGAGCGCACATAGTCTGTGGGGACGATGATATCGTCACCAAAGACGCGCACCTGTCCAAGAAGAGCCGAAAGGTCCTTCTTGGTTAGGCGATGGCCTAAGCCGCTTTCAATCCCTTCAAGAACAACGGTCAAGAACACCATTGTCTCGATAGGGAAGGTAAGGGCTGAACCCATAGTCGCAAACTTGTTGAGTCTGTGAACAGACCCATCAGGTAGGGTTGCATGACGCGACCTACATGCGTCCACCGCCCCTAAAAGGTGGGGGTGGTTGCGAAGTAGGGAGCGAACATGAAACCATGAAATCCGGTCGGAAGCTTCCTTGAGATCAAGGGTAGCTAGGTCACCCATTAGTGACCCACGACGGGCCATCTCCTGATTAGGGATTTGGTCTTCGATTCCAACCATATCTGCCCAGCGAAAGCTAGACAGATATCGACGGAGTGAGAGGGAGATCCCCTGCTGCACATATTGCATGCAGGTAGGTTCAATCCCAATCAATCGAGGGGATTTCATCGTCTTAGGCACTGTGATTACCTTAACAGGGATCTCAGCACCGGGTTCGAGGAAGTCGGTCTCGTCCAACACCGAATAATACCGATAGTTGGGAAGAACATGTTCCAGAAAGGGAAAATATTCTTCGAGACGCTCTGTCCACAGTGTCTGAAGCCACTTTTGATTCCCATAGAGAGAATCAGCTGTAGCTCCAGGGCCGTGTTTCGGGATGACCTCGCCGCTGTAAATCTCACGATCTACAGAAGAGAGAACATCACCGAAGAGCAACGTTCCGAGGCGTTCGTAGTTAGCGAACGACTGGCGGTTGAGGACCGCCATGGTCTCGAAACGCTCGACGTCCTGCTCACACTTAATGAACCCCTCAAATGCAGCCGCAACACGTTGCGGGGTGCACTCGTCTTCGATGCGCTTGAACATCAGCGTAAGCTGACGAACACAGCTAATCGAGAGGACATTAGGTCCATCAAGTAGGACACCGCTTTCACCGTCGAAGATCAGACGAAGGAAACCTGAGAGAAATCTCGGGAGACCTCTGTGTCTCCGGAATCCCGGAAACGCAGCGTCGTCGACGAAGCCTTGATCGAGACATCTTTCGAAGTCTCGGGCAAAGCTCGGTAGGGTGATCGTTAAAAACGAGAACCCCTCCGTCTTCGTACGGGCCTCGACCGTTCTAAAGTCGAGGCGGGCGTCAGTGCAGCACCACATAGCAGATTCATCTGCTATGCATTTCCAGAGCATTAGGCTTTTCATACACTCCTCCTATGAGGTAGAGTATCCCAAGCCTGATGTCGTTATCCGTAACGGCGCACTGAAGAGGCTAGCTTTCAGAAGCAAGCCACTTCTTGATCAGTGCATCCGTGCTTGCAGACCAAGTGCCCTTAAGGCCATTGATCAAAGCAAGCTGGTCCGTCGCATTGAAAGTACCATCTGCAGGAATGTCTCCGACCAGGTAGAAGGCAATTTTCCTCTGCTTGGTCGTTCCTGATACGAGGGTACTTCCAGCGTTGTCGCTGTAATCAAGGCGAAGGACTCGTCGGATACGTGTCGCAAATTGATGCGACGCGGTGACTTTGAGGAGACTACCAGCATTCACGGAACAAGGGGCCTGGTACACACCTGTGAAACCCTGTTGGGAAACACGGGGAAGTGTAACAGCACCCGCGTCAAAAGACGCTCCGGGAGTGAGGGTAATCGGGTCACTAAACATCAGACAGCTCCTTAGTTTGGTGTGCGGTGAACACTATTGTCACCTGCGGCCTCTGGTAATGCCAAGGGCAGCAAGAATGGACAACTGGAAGGCCGACAAGCCGTCCCAGTTGATTCCAAAACCGAATGGTCCGGCCTGCACCCGCTTCTTTGTCTCCGTATTAATACGGATAGAGGATGCACACGAACGGCCGAAGGGTGAAACCTTCGGACCAATCGTGTAGGTATCTGATACGAGAACATTCTCCATCAGATAGCCGTAGGGAACGGCCATATCATAGTCCGCGAAGCGTTGGAGATTTGTTATCAAATCCCCAACGTTCGTGAACCAATCGATGAGCCAGGACCACGGTGCGAGGTTCCAAAGCGTTTCCCAGTCAAAGTTTGAGCCGAGAGCAAGCTGTCGGCGGAGCTTTTCTCTATCCTCTTTATCGTGGCTGTCAAACCAGTCAGGAAGGGAATATTGGAAAGCCCCATCAAACCAGACTCTGCGAGTGATCTCGCGGGTAAGCAATGTCTCGCACGGTGCGAAACCACCAACACTAGGAAACCCTAAGAGCACAGGTACGTGGACCGCCAAAGGCGACCGTATACCTGATAGGGAAGTGGTGGTGGTACTCGTTTCGGTTGGAAAGCGGTAACTACGCCTCACGTGACGACCGGCGTCTCGTTCAAATTGCTCGAGAATCCTGTCGTACTCATCCATGGCATCGGAAATCTTTCCGAGGTCACTTAGTAGGGGTTTGAGCCCGAAGAAGAAGTTTAACCATTCATCTCCGAGCTTTTTCAAAGGTTTCATCTTTTTCAAGATGCCTTCGAAAACGCTGGCTCCAGGAATCTTCGGAAGACCCTGGGTCAGCTCGCCCAACGTGACAGCGAGGTCCGCTACGGGATTACCAGGAGAACAACGAGCAATTGCAGTAGTGCCCAAGTCTTCCAAAGTAGATTTATCCGAGGATAAATCTGGAGGAAAATTGGGACGCCAGATCTCAAATAAAGGATCTGAACTGAAATTGATCGGTTTCTTGGTAGTGGCATTGGTCTTAACAAATGTGGCATTAGTATATTGTCCACGGGCAACCGTGAACTCATACTCCCAGTCTCCTGGGTCAAACACCACGTTCGTAAGATATGAGTGTGGAAGATTGCTCGTCTCCACCCATGACTTCTTAGTAAAGAAGTCTGATCCAATGTCCTGGAAGTCGCTAGAAGAATCTCGCGATCTCCACCCGTTATCCCTGGATTCCGTATATTGGTATCCAGTGCAATCGATGACAACCCGTTTACCAAGGGGAACCTTGGCAAAGTCCTTCTCTGTTGGTACGGGTCCCGAATAAATATCCGAGGACCCAACAAATACCACAGCTAAGGGCCCCTTGACATTTCGTTCAAGGACGGACGTGGCATCGGTTACAAACACGAAATGGCTCCATTCGGTAACCTTGATGAGGTAAAACCTCATTAAGGGGTGTTGCACTGCGTGGCTCCCCCTCCTCAAGGGGG